GCTGTGAAATTATACAAAAGCACATCAATGGGTAAAAATTATGATGGTGATAATGTTACTACTTTACCAAATGGTGCAGGTTATTTGTATATTCGCCAAGCTTTTTTCCAGGTGCTTGATTTTGTAGATACACTAGCTGATCATGTGATCCTTTCTGGACACATTAAAGATAAGCAAGTTGATGATAAAGGTGAGATGGTAATGGCAGCAAATATAGATTTGTCAGGTAAACTGAAATCTTTAGTTTGTGCTAATGCAGATGCGATTGGTTACATGTACAGAAAAGGTTCTAAAACTATATTAAATTTTAAGACTAATGATGAAGTAACTTGTGGTGCAAGACCAGATCACTTGAGAAATAAAGAAATAGTAATTGCTGATTCTAGTGAAGGACCTTTGAAAGTGTCTTGGGATGAAGTATATATTTAAAAAGTAAGTTTAACAATTAAAAAGTAAAAAAAAGATGGCTTTAAGTACAACTGATTTAGGAACAGGCTCAGGGATGCCTAAAACAATTACACCAGGTAATCATGTTTTAAAAATTAACTCTGTTACATTAGAAGATTTTACATTTATTGAAGGTGCATACCACTTAATGTTGAATGTAGAAACTCCTCCTATGGATGACTTTGAAGGTTTTATGATTGACAAAGATGATGAAAGCAAAGGACGCTATGCAGGTCAAATTGGTAGAGTAAAGGCAAGCCAATATGCATTTGCTGATGGTGAAACTAAATCTGGAATTAAAATTCAAAGAGATAGATCTATCATGATCTTCTTGAAGAACTTAGCTCATACATTTGAGATTGATGAGTGGTTTATTTCTCAAGATAACAAGTTTGATACAATTGAAGACTTTGTTAAAAACTTCAGTGAGAATGCTCCTATCAAAGATAAATATCTTAAATGGTGTGTAGGTGGTAAAGAGTATATGGGTAAAACTGGTTACACTAACTATGATATGTATTTACCAAAAGCAGAGAACAACAAATATGCATTTGCTGCTCTTGAAGGAGGTAAAAACTTAGAGTATAATGAGGCTAAACACCTTAAAAAGCTTGAAGTAACTGAGAAAAAAGAATTTGGAGGACAAGATGATGATTTCTCTGTTCCAAGTAAAAATGCTGCAGACTTCAGCTTAGATTAAAAGTAAATAACTTTTGAGAAAGGGAGTCTCAGTGCTCCCTTTTTTATTCTAAAATTTTTAGTTATGATTTCAACTAAAGGACTAATTTCTGACTTGAATCAAGTTCCTACAGAATGGATCTTTGAGTTCTATTTAAATCTTACAGAAAAATTAACCGGACAAGATCTTAAAATCAAATCAGTATTTGTTAAAGAGAATACTCCATCATTTTGTATTTATCCTGATAAGATGGGTAAATATAGATTTAAGGATTTTTCTTCTGGTAAATCTGGTGATGCAATAGAGCTTGTAATGATTTATCATAATCTTGAATCAAGAGGTATTGCTGTTAGAAAAATTATGGATGATTATTCCATATATGTTTCTAGACATGACATTACACCAAGAGAATATGTAGCTGAAAGTAGATATGAAGTTTCTGATTATGAAATAAGACACTGGAATAATCTTGATCAGGATTTCTGGATGGGTTACAAAATTTCTTCTAGATTACTAAAAGAATATAATGTTCAACCATTACAGTATTTCATCTTGAGTAAAACAGATAATGCTGGTGAGGTAAAGGAATTAAGATTTGAGAATCAATATACTTATGGTTATTTTAGAAAAGATGGTACTCTGTATAAGATATATCAGCCTAAAAATAAGAAAAGTAAATTTATCAAAGTCTCTGATTATATTCAGGGTTCTGAGCAGGTTAACTTTGATTGTAAGTATCTTATTCTTACCAAATCTCTGAAGGATATCATGTCTTTTAAGACTCTTGGTATTGGTAATGCTGAAGCTATTGCTCCGGATAGTGAAAACACTGTTATTGCAGAAGGTATTATGAAAAAGTATATGCATAAATATGCTAAGATCATAGTACTCTTTGACAATGATGAGCCCGGTATTGAAGCTTCTAAAGCATATCAGAAGAGATATGGTTTTGATTACTTGATACTACCCTTTGAGAAGGATATCTCTGACACTGTAAAAGCTAGAGGTGTTCAAGAAACAAGAAACATTGTGTTTAATCTAATAAAAAGTAAATTATGAAAGATTCTGCAGAATGGATCTATGAAGGTAAAGAGTTTAAAGACTCTCATATACCTGAAGGTGCAATAGGTTTTGTTTATATTATGTCAGCTATAATAGATGGTAGGTCTTTTATGTACATAGGAAAGAAAAACTTCTTTGCAAATATCAAAAGATCCTTGGGTAAGAAAGCTCTGGCGGTCAGTACTGATAAAAGGTTGAAGAAATATAAAATGGTAATACAACCAAATTTTAGAAACTATTTTAGCAGTAATATGATTCTTAAAGAAGCACATAAACAAGGAGTAAGTATTAAAAGAGAAATACTTAAAATATGTTTTTCAGCTAGAGAACTTACTTATCAAGAAACTAAACATCAATTTGTGTATGAAGTACTTGAAAAAGAGGAGTTTCTGAATGGGAATATTCTAGGTAGATTTTATAAAATAAAATAGTTATGAAAATAGCAATGTATGACCTTGAAGGTTATTTATTAGAAGTGTTTGATGTACAAACATTTGCTGAATTAGAAAAACAGTTAGATATTTATAAAAGTGCTATATCCAGATGTACAGCAGGATTAATTATTAGTACCAATAATAGACAGTTCAGAAAGTTTTCAGAAAAATCTAGAATTCCTAACAAAATAGGAGATGTATCACAAATGGGATTAACTTTTGCAAAGCCAGTTCATAAATACTACAAAGGAAAATATATATGTAGTTATGATTCAAGTAAACTTGCAGCTAAAGCAAATGGAATATTTGACACCAACATAAATAAATGTTGTCAAGGTTTACAGCAATCAACAGGTGGTTTTGAATGGAAATATGCAAATTAATATGAAAACACTTAGACGCATTTACAGGTATTTAGCTTTTATTGAAAAGCATGTAAGAAAATGTAGAGAGAAGTCTCTATTTGGTAAAATGTAAAAAAAAAGACTGATGGAAAAAGTAAAATTTGGAAAAGAAGAATGTAAGAATCTGATTGCAATGATTAATTCTCCTGATGAAACTAATTCTTATTTAGCACATACAATTATTGACTCTTTAGACATTGAAGAGAATATGTTCTGGATTTTTATGGTTTTTATCTTTTCTGGTAAAAATGAAGCTTATTGGGAAAAAACTAAATTTCATAAAGTATTATACATAGAATTAGGTTATACTTTTTCTATGTGCTTTACTGATAAACAGAAAGTACTTAATGTTATAGAATACTTTAAGGTTTGTCCTGATTACAATGAGTGTATAATTTTTTATTTTGAAATGTATGTAGAAACTGTAAAAACTAAACTTGAAAAATTTGGTTTTGAATTTAAAGGAGATCTGAAAATAGTAAAAAAGTAAGGGCTTATGAATAAAGTAGATTTACTAAGCAAGGCCATCAAGGACCTTATGCTTAAAGAGCCATATTATGGCTATTTTCTAATACAGCTGAATAAGCATTGGAGAGATGATATTCCGACAGCAGGTGTAAGCAAGAATGGTATTAACTACCAATTGGCCATAAATGAAAATTTCTGGGTCAATACACTTACAGACCAACATAGGTTGGGTATCATGAAACATGAATTGTTACATATTGCTTTTGGACACTTAACAGCTTATCACGGATATGCTGATAAGAGAATGGCCAATGTTGCAATGGACATGGAGATTAACCAGTATATAGAAGATACATGGTTACCCGGTGGTGAATATACCACAGATGAATATACAGCTCTTAAAGAGACTGTAATGGCTGAATATAAACAAGCCAAAGATTCTGGTTCTACGGAAGAAGAATTGAAACAAATTGAAGCTAAAATACCTATGAGAGGTATAATTATTGATGATTATCATGAGTTAAACCTTGATAGAAAAGCAGGTACTAAATACTACTATAAGAAGCTGAAGGATGCACAGGAGCAAAAAGAGCAAACAGGTAGTTCAGGTTCTGAAGCCCTTGACCAATTACTTGACCAAATGGAACAAGGAATGGGTACAGGCTCTGAACATGATACATGGGAAGAATTTGATAATATTAGTGAGACAGAGCAAAAGCTTATGGACCGCCAAATTCAAAGAATTCTTACTGAAGCTAAAGACCAGACTGAAAAGAAAAGAGGTACTGTTCCTGGTGAGATGTCAGATTTGATAAAAGTAGAACAAATTGTAAAACAAAAATTTGATTGGAAAGGTTATGTCAGAAGATTTACTGGTACAAGTACAAAAGTATTTACCAAGAAACTTCAGAGAAAGGAAAACAAAAGATTTCCGGCTTTTCCAGGTCTAAAAATTAAAATGCGTCAGCATATTTTGTTGGCCATTGACACTTCAGGTTCAGTAAGTAATGATGAGCTTAAAGAATTCATGAATGAGATTCAACACATTCATAAAACTGGAGTAGATATAACTATCATACAATGTGACACCAAAATCAAAAGCATTGAAGCCTATAAAGGCAAGAATGATTTGAACATTGTAGGTAGAGGTGGGACTGAATTTGATCCCGTCCTAGAGTATTATGATGCTAACATCAGAAAGTATACAAGTTTGATATATTTTACTGATGGTGAGTGTTACACTAGTATAAAGCCAAAAGGCAAAGTATTGTGGGTATTATCTGAAAGATCACATCTGAACACAGCATTACCAGGCAAAGTTATTAAGTTAGAGTTATAAAAAATTAAAAAAGAAAAGTTATGAGCCAAGTTCAATTAAACCTAGATGAGTTAAAAGATTTCGTAAAGTATATGGTTGTTAATAACCAACACATTCAAAGCTTAGGTAAAGTACCTGTAGCTGTTAATATTGAGGGTGATGCAGGTTTGGGTAAAACTTCATCAGTAAAACAATTAGCTGCAGAGCTTAACATGGATATTATTAGATTAAACTTAGCAGAGTTTGAGGAATTGGGTGATTTAGTAGGTTTTCCTGTTAAAGAATTTGAGATTTCAAATGCAGAAGGTAAAACTACCTGGATTAATGAGCATCAGATTGATGCAGCAATGAAGAAAGGTTACAAAGTAATCAATAAAAGAATGTCACATGCTGCTCCTGAATGGATTCAGGGTAAGAAAGAAGGTGGATTCTTGATTCTTGATGACTATACCAGAGCTGACCACAGATTTATGCAAGCTACCATGACTTTGATTGATGAGCAAGCATATGCTTCTTGGAAATTACCTAAGAACTGGCATATCTTGTTAACTACTAATCCAGACAATGGTGATTATAATGTTACTTCTTTAGATATTGCTCAAAAGACCAGATTTATTTCTACAGAAGTAAAATTTGATGCAGGTATATGGGCTAAATGGGCTGAGAAGTCTCAAATAGATAGTAGATGTATTAACTTCTTATTGATGAATCCTGAGTTAGTTTCTCAAAGAATTAATCCAAGGATGATTACTACATTCTTTAACTCTATCAGTTCTATTCAAGATTTCTCTAAACAATTACCAATTATTCAAATGATTGGTGAGGGTTCTGTAGGTCCTGACTTTGCATCTATGTTTACTATGTTTATCAATAACAAACTAGATAAGATTATTGGTCCTAAAGATATCTTTGAGAAAGATGAGCAGTATGTGTTAAACACACTTAAACATGCTATAGGAGAAGGTGATGACTTCCGTGCTGATTTATCTAGTGTAGTTGCAACAAGAATTGTTAACTATGGTTTGACTCATGCAGAGAAGAATCCTGTTACTAAAGCAATGACTGATAGAATTATCAAATTAACTACTGAATGTGATTCTTTTACTGATGACTTGAGATACTATGTCATCAAAGAATTAATCAATGGTAACAAGGTTAAATTTGCTCCATTGATGATGAATGCTAATGTAGTAAAGAGGTCTGTTAAATAATCAGGACTATTCAGTTCCCTGTAAAAAAAGTTAACTTAATTATTAACCGGGATAGGGGAGGATTATTCCCCTATCTTCTTTTATATTAAAAAAATGATAGCAAAAATTTTTGTAAGCATAAGTCAGGGTAAGTTGTCTCATAAACTTATACATTTAATACCTTGTACAGAAAAATTATTTAATCTTGTAGATATTGATTATACCCCTACTAAAGGAGATAAGTTATATTTATTACCTGGTGTTGAATTACCTAGAACAAAACTTAAAGCCTTCAATGATGAATATGGAACAAAAAGTGTAAGAGATGCTAATACTGCTAATTATATTTTTGCTTCTGCTAAAACACATCATGAATACTATAAAACTAATAATGGTACAAGTTGGTACTATTCTTTAAGTAAAAGTGAGTTTAGTAAAATAGAACCTTATTTAAGTTCATATTTTTATATTGATCCTACACAAATTTCAGATTTAAAAGATGTAATAGATGCCTATACTACTTTGCATGGTGAAGAAGAATGTAAAATTTATTATAATTGGAACACAGTTAATGAACTAAGAGATCTTGTAAATAAGAAAAAACTTGATTTACCTACTAATTATGATGATTCTGAATCATTTTATGAAGTTCATCCTGATTTTATTGAAGAAGTTGAGCTTTTACAAACAAAAACAATTTATGATGTATCAGGTTTAATTGCTGCAATCAGTTCAAAGAATGTGATTATTGATTATGAAATGTTTGGTCAATTAAAAAACATGTTTGAGAGTGGTGATAGAGACAATCATGTTTTGGCTATGGAAATTATGGCTAATTCAAATATTGTAGAAAGTTTACTTTTCTTAGAAATGTTGTTTAAAGAACATAGTTACACAATGTATGAGTGTCATACAAGAAACCATGTAAACTTTAAAAGTTTATGTTCTATGATAAATAAAAATAAATATAGATTCTCAACTGAGTTAGATGATGTGGTTAAGTCTTTAATTTCTTTCAATGTGTTGACTGCTGATAAGTTAAATCTTTTAATGAGACACTATAATAAAGAAATTATGCAACGTGGGGATAGTGGATATTTTAAAGTAAAAACAATAACTGTATGTGATAATCTACTTCAATTATTAAATCAAAACTATACATATGGTATAATTGAGGACTTTGAACCTGTTGTAGTAGAAGAAGAAACTGTTGAAGAAGAAGTTGTAAACACTGAAAGTTTAAACATAGAAAGTGTAACTGAAGAAGTTATTGAAGAAGAAGTATCTTTTTTATTAGAAGATGTAAATGCAATTTCTGAATCTGAAGAAACAGTAAGAGTAATAGAAACAGTAAGAGAAGAAGAACTCTTACCGTTTGTAGAAGATACAACTGAGGCTATTACAGATACAGAAGAACAATTAGATATTAACCCAACAACAACAGAAGAAAATGGAGAGTCAGAAATTGATTGGTTCTAATGAAGAGCTTGAGAAGTTCTATAAGAAGAAGTTTTATTTTAGCTACAGTGGAATAAATAAGTTATTATTCTCACCGGTAGTTTTTTACAACCATTATGTTTTAAATCAAAGAGAGGACTCTACAGACGCGCACCTAGTTGCAGGGCGCGTTCTGCATTGTCTACTATTTGAAGAAGAAAAGTTTGATGAAAACTTTTTAGAGTTACCTGGCAAGATGCCTACAGATAGCCAAAGAAAAATTATCAGTGATTTGTTTAAGATTCACATGTCAATTGGAAATAGTTCCTTATCTTTGGAAGACTACTCCCAAGATATTCTCAACCTACTTCTCACAGCTAATCTCTACCAATCTCTCAAAACAGATCAGCAAAGACTTGATAAGATTCTTACAGAAGAGAACAAAACTTATTTTGACTTCTTGAAAAACAGTATTGGTAAAACAGTTGTGGATCAAGAAACTCTGAGTGGCTGCAGAGCACAAATTGAGATACTAAGAAGCAATAAAGATGTCAGAGCTTTATTACAATTAGATAGGTCTCCTGAAGATGATCACCTTATTATCCAGAGTGAGTTGCATTTAGAGTATGATAACCCTAAATTAAGCTTTGGTTTTCATGGTGTATTAGATCATGTGGTTGTTGATTCTGAATCTAAAACTATATTCATCAATGACCTCAAAACAACATCTAAAGCAATTCAAGATTTTCCAGAATCTGTAGAGTATTATAAGTATTGGATGCAAGCCGTTATTTATACTATTCTTGCAAGCAACAAGTATCTTGCTAACAGAGAAGATAAGCTTAATTGGAAATTTCAAGTAACATTTATTGTTATTGATAAGTACAATCAAGTGTATCCATTTCAAGTTAGTCAAGAGACTTTAGAAAAATGGAAGGAGTCTTTTAATGAAATAGTGAAAACTGTTAGATGGCACTATGACAATAGAAGATATGACCTACCATACTCATTAGTAGTTAATAATGTAAAATTGTAGGTGTTATGGCTTTAAATTCAGTGTATAGGAAGTATTTCCAAAAATCCCAGGTGTTTATATATCCGCTCCTGGGAATTAAAAGAGGCGCAGCATATGTTCCTAAAGCAACTTATGTTGCTTGGGAAGAAAATGCTACATCCTCTGAGGATATGAAACTTGTATGTGTGTATGAAAATGATGGATCAAATACTTTTGATGTATTTGTAAAATCTATCTTACTTAAACATGCTAGATTATTTGGTTATGTGAAAGCTGACTCAAAAACTAGTGTGTTTACATTTGAGTTTTCTGATTTAAGTAATGATTGGGAGAATTTTCTGAAGGGAAAGTATAGTAAAATAAATCTGAATTTAAAAGCCAAAATTTTAAACTTTTTTGATCCACAAAGCGGTAATTTTCAATACATAAAAAGTTATTTGTATCCTGAAAAATACTATAACCAGTATGCAGAATTGCTAAATACTGATGTGGAACTACTTAAATCTGTAGGAGAATTGTGTACTAAACCAGACTTAGCTAAAGAAACTCTACAATTAGAGATAGCTAATTTAGGATGTATAGAAGAATCTGCAGTAAATTTGTTAACTAATAATTTAAATACCTATGAAGAATTCAATGATGATTGTCCAAGCGACATGGAATGAAACACAAACTTTTAGACTAATTCCTATTTTGGAAGAGTGTCCATATGTGGAATGTATTTTTGACCCGGCTACAAAAGTGTTTGTAATCATATCAAAAATTAGAAAACAAAGTTTGCACATGTTGCCAAAATTAAATGAGTTGGGTGACCCAATTCCATGTAAACAAAGAATGAATGGAAGAACTTTCAAAGAAGAGAGAAACAAAATTGAAGTATTCCAAGAGTTCTATGTTGAAGATAGAGTTGCTATTGAAGACTTGTTACATACTTTTGCTACTAATGCAAAAACTTTTGACTATAAGTCTTTCATGGACAAAGTTGCAGAACCAGCTGCTAATTAATTGATGTCACAGAGTGTCATCAGTGGCACTCTGTTTCTTAACTAAACAGGGGAGACAGCTTAACTGAATAATCTTATGGTAACAGAAAGAAGTTATAAAAATGCTTTAAAGGTTATTAAAGCATATGAAGAACAACAAAAGAATCTAAAGTTTGAAAAATTTAAAGAACTTAACCTTACTCTTGATACAAATTTAATAGATTTAGCTGAGTATATAAGCACTAATCTATTTCATGCACTTCATGAACCTAATTATTGTGTTTGGTATAATGAACATCAAAAATTATCTTATTTTACAGATATTACCAAAGAAAACTTCTTAAAATATCATAATGTTGGTAAGAAAACTGTAGAAGAATTTGTTAACTTAATGGCTATTGCTGGGCATACTGTATTATGAAAACCAACTATGTAATGGACTATGAAACACTCAAGAATTGTTTCATTGGAGTCTTTGAGGATGTAAAATCTGAGAATAAAAAAATATTTGTGTGCCATGAATCCAGAAATGATATCTTTGATTTTATAACATTTTTAGAACACAATATTGCCTATAATGAATGGCATATAAGCTTTAATGGATTAGCATTTGATGCGCAAATAACAGAACATATTCTTAAAAATAAAAGAACCCTACTAGCCAGTAGTGGTGATAAAATTGCAAGGTTTATTTATAGTAAAGCACAAGATGTAATTAATAGACAAAATAATGGTGAGTTCCTTGAATTTAAACCTACTAAAATGTCTATAAGTCAGATTGATTTGTTTAAGTTAAATCACTGGGATAACCCTGCAAAGAGAAGTTCTTTAAAATGGATTCAGTACACAATGGATTGGGAAAACATAGTTGATATGCCAATACATCATACTAAAGAGATAACAGCTGATCAGATTGATACAGTTATTACTTATTGTATTAATGATGTTAGGTCAACTAAAGCTATCCTAATGTTATCTAAGAGTCAGATTGATTTAAGAAAGAATCTTACTATAGAGTATAACATTGATTTATTCAGTGCTTCTGAGCCAAGAATTTCTAAAGAATTGTTCCTTTATTTTCTTAGTGAAAAAACCGGATACAAAAAATGGGACCTCAAACAACTCAGAACATATAGAACTGAGATTAGATTTGAAGATATAATTCTACCTTATACAAAGTTTGAGACTGCAACATTTCAAAACTTACTTAATAGATTTAAGGAGATTGTATTAAATCCTATGCACACAAAAGGAGGCTTTAAATATTCTGTGCAATATAAGGGCGTGAAAACAGACTTTGGTCTGGGCGGTGTTCATGGTGCTAAAGTATCTGGAGTATATGAATCAGATGAAGAAATGGTTATCATGTCTTCAGATGTTGTAAGTTACTATCCAAACTTGGCTATTAGAAATAAATGGGCACCCTTACATCTTCCTAAAGAAGAATTTTGTGAGCTGTATGAATGGTTCTTTGATGAAAGAAAAAAGATAAGTAAGAAAGATCCTAAAAACTATGTATATAAGATCATCTTGAACTCAACTTATGGTTTGAGTAATGATGAGAATAGTTTCCTGTATGATCCTGAATTTACTATGAGGATTACTGTTAATGGTCAGCTAAGTCTGATGATGCTGTATGAGATGATTTGTCTTGAGATACCTGATGTTATGCCTTTAATGCAAAATACAGATGGTCTGGAGACTATGATTCCAAGAAAGTATTATGATAAGTATATGGAAATATGCGCTAGATGGGAGAAGATAACTAATCTTCAACTTGAGCATGATACCTACAGTAGGATAATTCTGGGTGATGTGAATAATTATATTGCAGTTACCGAAAGTAAAAAAGTGGATAAGGAAGTCTATGAGGAGCTCAAGAAAAAGGTTCCTTATGATGTATATGAAGAAGTAAATGGTGAGTATTTTGTCAAAGCTACTAAGTCTAAAGGTAGGTTTGAGTTTGCTAACCTAGCTCTTCATAAGAACAAAAGTTGCTTGATTATTCCAAAGGCTATATTTATGTATTTTGTACATGGAATTAAGCCGGAAGATTATCTTGCTACAGAACAAAATATTTTTGATTACTGTGGTGGTGTTAAAATCAAAGGGAATTGGGAATTTGTAGAGCATCAGGTATTAATGGGTGATTATACAAAAACTAATTTACAAGATACTTTGAGGTATTATATCTCTACTAGTGGTAGTAAGATTATAAAATGTAACCGTGCCGATAACAGAGAGATTCAGATAGAAGCTGGACGCTGGTTACAAACAGTTTATGTAAAACATGTAGAAAAGCCATTTGAAGAATATGGTATTAATCTAAGCTATTACTTAGATAAAATTAACAAAGAGATTCAGTCTCTTGAGCCCGTAGTTACTCAATTAAAATTATTTTAGTCATGCCAAAGAAAATTAGCGAGTGTAGCAAAGCACATTTAATTAATGTGCCGCTACCACAACATGGTTCTACCTATACTGTAATCAGTCACCAATTTGTGATTGATTATGTACATCAAGCATTAACAGCAGCAGGATTTGAGATTCTTTTAGAAGAATACAGATGTACTGCAGATGGTCAGATTGCTCAAGGTGTACATAAATTGATGTATAATAATGATCCTGAATTGTCCATGATGTTTGCTTGGACAAATAGTTACAATAAGCAAATCAAGTTTAAGTGTCTTGTTGGTGCCTATATTGAACCTACAAGTACTGTGATGGTATCCGGAGAAATGGGAGTGTGGATTAGAAAACACATGGGTACTGCAGATGTTGAGACAAAACAAAATATTGATGAGCAGATTCAAAATGCTCACCAGTATTACAATCAAATGGTGTCCGATAAGAATGAGATGATTGATAAAACTCTGGACAAAAGAAAGAAGGCTCAAATCTTGGGAATTTTATTTGCTGAGTATGGTATCCTAACTACAGAACAAGCTAGTATTGTAAGGAACTATATTGAGAGACCTATGAAATCCTTCAGTAATCCTGATAGTTTGTGGGCTTTCTATAACAGTGTCACTATTGCTTTACAACAATCACATCCTAGAACTTGGATGGAGGATCAAAGAGTGTTACACTATTTTATTGATAGCATTTACAAGTTTCCTAAACATACTACCACAGCTGCAATAGCTCCTGTTACACCTGTAGAAGATGAAGTAGTAGTAGAAGCCGTAGAACAAGGGCCAGAAAAGGGTCCAGAAGCATCAGAAGACATTCCGAATCCTAATCAAATAACCATCTTTGATGTTATTGAGGAAGAAGAAATGGCTGTGTGTCCTCCTCCTGTAGAAGAACCTGAAGCAGAAGATGAGTTTGCTGTTGAGGATAATGTTGATGATGTTGTTGTTTATACAGACCCTGCGGGAAATACATTTGAAGCACCTGTAGTAGATATTTCTCCTAAAGAACCAACCATTGATGCATCTGATTTAGTTGGAACATATACTTTAGATGAAATGCCTGCTGTCTTAGATAAAATCCAGGATAAGATAGACCAATTGCAAAATGTAGAAGTAACTGAGCCTGAAAAATTATCACTTGATGATATTTTAATAAGAATACCAAATGAAGAAAAAGCTAAAGAAGAAGAACCAGATTTTTCATTAGACTTTAGCTCTTCAGATGATGAAGAAGATTCTGATTTCACTGTTGATTTGTTCTGATTTAATTGTTAATTTTTTATTTTTTTTGAGAGGTAGGAAACTACCTCTTTTTTTATCTTTGCAAAATGAGAACTTTTATATTTTTAATTTTCATTTTATCTGCTTGTGCTACTACAGATGTCTATCATTACAGACAGAAAAAAATGTACAAACAAGATAAAAAAATGAGAAGAAAAGTTTGGATTACCAGAAGATTTGCTAAATAATAACCTAAAATAAATAGCTATGCCAAGAACAGAAGCAGAAATTGAAAGAGACATTGAGATTTTAAGAACTCAATTAACAGGTGACCTTTTCCAGGATGGAGAAATTCAACAAAAAATTTATGAATTAAAAAAACAACTTAATCCACGCATTGAAGAACATCCAGAAGAAGATACTGATGATGGCTGTTTAAATTGTGGGAGTTAATTAAAAAAAGCTATGGCGGAAATTAAGCATGCTGATACTATTAGAATAGTAAGAATTGTTATAAAATGTTCTGATTTACTATATGATTTTGACACACTTGAAGATTACATAAAGGCAAAAAAGACTAGATATATCAAACATGACCATAAAAAAATATTCTTTAGCCTTGGAGAATATATTGATAAATTTAGTTCTTGTTTCTTAGTTCCTTTTGTTGAAAATAATGAAGAATCACAAATGGAATTACAAAAAATGTTTACAGAGTTTAGTGCTAAAATTTCTTTTAAAAGTAATGAGAGAACAGCATTTATTTTACTGTATGCAAAAATACATTCTATTGTAGATGATTTAAAAGAAATGGAATACACAGATGCTATGTTGTCTGGGTTAAAAGAAATATGTGAAGATTTCTTAGAAGAATCATTGAAGAAAAACAATACAATGTTAGACCCTGATGGAATTGAAGGTGGTTATGTTCATGAAGTGATTGATGCATTAAATAACCTAGGTAAAAAAATAATGTATATTAATAAAGAAGATGAAGGTAGAGTTAATTGATCACTTTGGAAATGATCACATGATTGTAAATGTAGCCCGCGTGAGCTATGATAAAAAAGCGGATAACTATACAGATGAGCAAAATACTAAACTTATTAGGTACTTGTGGAATCATAAGCATTCAAGTCCTTTTAGGCATCCTCAATTTCAATTTAGAATTGAGTGTCCTATATATGTTGAGCGTCAGCTGTTTAAGCACCAGGTTGGAATATCTATTAATAGTATTTCTGGTAGATATGTTGATTTTTCAGATAGTTATGATACTATATCTGAGTGGAGAAAACAAAGCAAAAACAGTAAACAAGGTAGTGAAGGAAAAGTAGATAACCAAATAGCTTGTAAAAAGATTGAAGCTAAAGTGATTGATACTTGTAAACAAGCTTACTCACTACTATTAGAGTTAGGTGTA